GATGTTCAAGGTGGTGCGTTATTTATTGGTACTCCTGCTGGTAAAAATCATTTCTATGATTTGTACAAAGATTCATTTAATGATGATGATTGGGAAGCGTGGCAGTTTAATTCTACTGACAATCCGTTTATTCCTGATAGTGAAATAGAAGCTGCAAGAAAAACTATGTCGTCTATGTCGTTTAGACAAGAGTTTGAGGCATCGTTTGAAACATTTAGTGGTGGAATATTTGATGAAGAGTGGTTTGAGTTTGGAGAAGAACCAGAAGAGGGTAATTTTGTGATTGCTGTAGACCCTGCTGGTTTTGAAGCTGTAGAAAAAGAAAGAAACTTAAAGCGTTCTAAATTAGACGAAACTGCAATTGCGATTGTTAAGATTTATCAAGATAAGTGGTGGGTGTACAAGATACTGCATGGTAGATGGCACATTAAAGAAACAGCAAAAAAAATACTAGATGCAGCAGTAGAAGTAGAAGCAACAAGTGTAGGCATTGAAACGGGTGCGTTAAGAAACGCAATATTACCTTATCTTGAAGATGAAATGAGAAGTAATGGCGAGTATGTGTCAATACACGAGTTAAGACATGGTGGTAAGAAAAAGAATGACAGAATTGTCTGGGCGTTACAAGGAAGAATGGAACATCGACAGATAACATTTAATGAAGATGAAGAGTGGAGGGAGTTTATATCGCAGATGGTAGACTTTCCAAATAGATTAGCACATGATGATATGCTTGATGCACTAGCTTATATAGACCAAGTATCTATTGCTGATTTTGCACACTCAATTGAATTAGATGATGAGTGGGAACCAGTAGACGAAGTAGCGGGATATTAACAAAAGAAGTAAACTATAATTTAATTTATGTTATATTACGCAAAAAACTATCCTAATTATGGCACAACAAAGAAACTTATCAGGCGAAAGAGATAAAGAAGGTAATTTAAAAAATATTAATTACAACGATTTATCAGTAGAAGATTTATTAGCAATGTTTAATGAAGGTTCTTTATTAAAAGAAGTTGCATATCCTTTAACTAAAAAAATCTTAGAAAATAAAATGGATAACGCTTCAGAAGAAGAAGTAGAAGAATTTATTTCAAACTTACCAAAACCTTTTGTAGACTTTGTTAATACGCGAATTAAAGCTGATAATGTAATGGATATGTATTATGCAGATAAAGATATACAAAAAATGGAATCTAATTGGCGAAAAGATAAAAGTAGAAATTATTTGCCAGACCTTTTAAATAGTGTTAAAGATTTTTTTGGAATTAAAGAGTAATGAACGAAGAAAATAAATATCAAGCACTATCTGGTTGGTTAATGTATCGACTAGAGTCTTGGAGAAATCATAGAGATACTAACTACGAACAAAAATGGGATGAATACTACAGATTGTGGCGTGGTATTTGGTCTAGTGAAGATGTTGTTCGTTTATCTGAAAAGTCTAGAATCATATCTCCCGCATTACAACAAGCTGTAGAAGCTGCGGTTGCAGAATTAGAAGAAGCTACATTTGGTCGTGGTAAGTGGTTTGATTTACAAGATGATTATTTAGACCAACAAGATAGAGATGCAGAGTTTGTACGCAATTTATTACAAGAAGATTTAGAAAAAACAGGTTGTAAAGACGCAATTAACGAAGTATTCCTTAATGGTGCTATTTATGGTACTGGTATTGCTAAGATTGTAGTAGAAGAAAGTATAGAAAGAGTACCAAGTCAAATGCCAATTGAAGGAACAATGGCATCTGAGCGTACTGTTAGTGAATTTATGGGCATTGATGTTAAAGTTGAGCCTATTTCACCTAAAGAATTTATCATGGACCCGTCTGCAAACTCTATTGAAGATGCATTAGGGGTAGCACATGAGGTTATTAAACCTAGATACCATGTAATTGAAGGTATTAAAGCTGGAATTTACAGAGATGTACCGCTAGATGGCGACTACAACATTAATGATTTTGGATTTGACGAAGAAATGCGTCAGGCAGATGAGTCTGATTCTGTAAAAATTACAGAATATTGGGGTCTTGTACCAAAACGCTTCCTAAAAGCTAAGGCTGACAAGGATGATTTTGAATATGACTCTAAAGATGAGATGGTTGAAGCTGTTGTTACAGTAGTAAACGATGCATATATCCTAAGAGCAGAAGAAAATGCGTTTATGATGAAAGATAGACCATTTATTGCCTATCAACATGACCTAGTACCTAACAAATTCTGGGGTCGTGGAGTGTGTGAGAAGGGATACAATGTACAAAAAGCACTAGATACGGAAATGAGAGCAAGAATTGACTCTCTTGCACTAACAACTACACCTATGATGGCTGCTGATGCAACTAAATTGCCACGAGGTGTGAAGTTTGAGGTTAGACCTGGAAAAACTGTACTAACAAATGGCGACCCTCGTACTGCATTGTTCCCATTAAACATGGGTCAAACAGATACAGCTACATTTACGCAAGTAAACGCACTAAATCAGATGGTACAGATGGCGACTGGTTCTGCAGACATGCAAGTTGCAGATAGAGCGACATCTTCTGGTATGTCAATGGCACTTGCAGCAAGTATTAAACGCCAAAAGCGTACATTAATGAATTTCCAAAACACATTCTTGATTCCTATGATTAATAAATCATTACATCGTAAGATTCAGTTTGATGTAAACAGATACCCAGTAGTAGATGTTAAGTTTATTCCGTATTCAACTATGGGGATTATGGCAAAAGAACTAGAAATGCAGCAAATGGTACAGATGATGCAATCAATGCCTAAAGATTCACCTGCATTTAACATCTTATTGATGACTATGTTCCAAAACTCTACTATTCATAACAGAGATGCGATAGTAAATAGACTATCACAAGCATTGAATCCGACTCCAGAGCAACAACAAATGCAACAGATGGGTATTCAAATGCAAATGCAGAAAGCACAAGCTGAGATTCAGAAGATACAAGCTGAAGCAGCAGAAGAAAATGCCAAAGCACAACTTCACATGGCAGAAGCACAAAGAACTGTACCAGATGAAGCAGATGCACAGAAGCATGTTCTTGATATGGAGCAAAAACGAATACAAATTGCTAAAGCAAAAGCAGATATAGCAAACAAGATGTCAGAAACTGATAGAAATATTCCAGAAACTGAGCATCTTAAGTCTGAAACTGCACTTAATTTAGCAACTGCGGCTGAAAAAGCACAGAAAGTTAACTTAGGAACTAACATACAGTAATGCCAAAGACAGATGAAGAGTTTTTTAGAGATAGACAAGACCTGTTTATGTCAGAAGGCTGGATAGATTTAAAGGCAGAGCTGTTAAAAATTGAGAATAGTGTTAAAGATATTAGCACTATACAAAACGAAAATGACCTTTACCATGCTAAGGGTCAGTTGCAAATACTAGGTTTGTTATTAAGTCTAGAAGAAGCAACAAAATTGGCGATGGAACAAGCGGAAACGCCCCCATCTTAATAATAATGACCTACAACCCACTAATGTGGACAGGAGAAAAACATTATGACTATAGTAGTAAATGACACAGAGTTAAATGATGCGTCTATAACAGAAAGCACAGAGTCTGTAGCTGAAGATACAGTTGAAACTGTAGAAGCTACATCAGAAGAATCAGTAGAAAGTACACCTGCTGAGGAAACTGCGGTTGAAGCTGAACCGACAAGTGAGATTCCAAGCAAGTATGCAGATAAATCATTTGAGGAAGTGGTTGCTATGCATCAAGAAGTTGAAAAGTTAAAGAGTCGTCAAGCCAATGAACTTGGTGAAATGAGAGCTTTACTTAAACAAGTACTTGAATCACAGCAACAAACAAATACTGCAGAAGCAGTAGAAGAACCAGAGTACGATTTTAGTGAAGCATTTTATGATGACCCACAAGAAGCTATTAATAAAGCAATTGCAAATCATCCTGAAATACAACAAGCTAAACAAATACAGATACAAGCAAAACAGGCTGCAAGTGTTCAAAAACTTGAATCTATGCATCCAGACTTTAGAGAAGTTGTCGCTAGTGATGGCTTTAATAAATGGTTGGAAGATAATCCAGGTATGAAATACACTTACGATACTGCTGATGCTAACTATGACCCAGTACTAGGAGCTAATGTTCTTTCAATGTACAAGCAAACTAATATGATGGATGCCACAAAGAAAGCACAAGAGAAACAAGACAAGGCTAGACAAAAGGCTTTGAAGCAAACTAGCTCTGAAACTAGGTCTGCTGGTGATTCTACTGCTGGGAAAAAAATATATCGCA